TGATCAATTAGCCTCACAATACAACATTGACTACTTTGAAAACAAGGCAGTTCCTAGATACATTGTAACCTTAAAAGGTGCAAAACTATCATCTGATGGTGAAGATAAGATGTTCAGATTTTTACAAACAGGACTCAAATCTCAATCACACAGAACTCTTTATATTCCACTTCCTGGAGATACTGAAAACAATAAGGTTGAGTTTAAGATGGAGCCAATTGAAAACGGTATCCAAGAAGGATCATTTAAGGAGTATCGCAAGCAAAATCGTGATGATATCCTAATTGCACATCAAGTTCCAATTTCTAAACTTGGTGGAGCAGATTCTGGAATTGCAGCGGCATTATCACAAGATCGTACTTTTAAAGAGCAGGTATCTCGTCCAGCACAAAAACATCTTGAGAAAGTTGTTAATAAAATTGTTCGTGAAAAGACGGATATTCTTGAACTTAAGTTTAATGAACTAACTCTTACAGACGAAATTGCTCAATCTCAAATTATTGAGCGCTATGTAAAGACACAGGTTATGACTCCAAATGAGGCTCGTGAAAAGTTAGATCTTCCACAAAGAGCCGATGGAGATGAGCCATTTGTTATGTCTGCAAGACAGGCAACTGATACAAGGGCTAATGTGGCAGGGAATCGTCAAAGAGATGCAGAACGAACAAACAACAACTCTGACTCTACTACAACCATCTCTGGTCGTAATGCACAGGGTGAAGGTCGCTCATCTCAATAATTGAGATAAGTGTAATAATATTTGGTATAATGGTAACGATATGTTAATAAATAAGGCTCATTGGGAAACTACTGGCGACAGCGTTCGCTTATCAATGCCTATTGGTAAAGTAGACATAGAGCGTCGTATGGTTTCTGGTTTTGCTACTTTAGATAATATTGATAAACAAGGCGACATCGTAACAACAGAGTCAAGCGTTGAAGCATTCAAAAATTTTAGAGGAAACTTGCGTGAGATGCACCAGCCATCCGCAGTTGGAAAAATTGTATCATTTAAAGAAGATCGTTATTTTGATCCATCAGTTAAGAAGTTTTATAGTGGAGTATATGTTTCAGCATATGTTTCAAAGGGTGCACAAGATGCATGGGAAAAGGTTTTAGACGGAACATACAAAGGTTTTTCTATTGGCGGTAACATTAAAAATTGGGACGATGCATACAACGAAGAACTAAGCAAAACTATACGTGTAATTAAAGAATATGATTTATTTGAGTTGTCGTTGGTTGATAATCCTGCAAATCAATTTGCAAACATTGTATCTATCGAAAAGGTAGATGGTAAAAATGTTGTTAGTGGATATCTTTCAAAGGCAGAAATTGAAAATGTGTTTTGGGATTCAGAAACTGGAATCGTTATGGTGTCAGAGTCTGAAAACGAAACAAGCCCTACATCAGGAAAGGCAATGCAAAACATTGGCTTTATTGAAAAGGGAGACAAGAATAATACAGAAACAATAAAGTTCTTAGTTGATAGTGCTAAAGGCATTAGTACAATTAAGATTACAAAGGAGGTTAGTCCTATGACTGAAACAACAGAAGCAGTGGTTGACACTGCAGTTGAAGAAGTACAGGTCGCTCCAGAGGCACAACCAGTAGCAGTTGAAGAAACTGTTGCAGTTGCTGAGGAAGCACCAGCAGTTGAAGAACTTGCTCTTGCTAAATCTAGCGATGGTAGTGCAGATTCTTCTGTTGAAAAAACAGAAGAGGGAGAAGTTGTTGCAACTGAAACTGTTGTAGCAAAGTCTGATGAAGTAATTGTTGAGGCAGTTACAGAAATCAAGAATTCTCTTACAAATGCCTTTGGCGATTTAGCAACAACCGTTAAGTCTCTTCACGAGCAAATTGTTGCATTGAGTAAGTCTCTTGACACCGTATCAGGTGAGGTTAAGACCGTATCTGATGAAGTAAAAAATGTAAAGGGAGTTTTTAATGAGTTTGGTAAGCGAGTAGATCTTGTAGAACAAGACACCGCTTTCCGCAAGTCTGGCGATCTAGGCGAGATCGTGCAGTTTGAACCGTCAAAAGTTCAGAAATCCCTATGGGGCGGTCGTTTCCTCACATCAACCGACCTATTTAACTAAAGTACAAAATCACTAGGAGGTGAAAATAATGTCGGAACAAAATAAAGACCTAGAAAAGAACTACCCAGGATCAGGCGGATCAGGCAATGAGATTAACTCTCAAGGCGGATTCGTATCTGGTGGCGTAGGTAGTGCTACTGGTTTAGATTCTGCAGCAGCGTCTGTAGGATCACAACTTGGTAACACTGCAACTGCAGCATTCGGATCAACATCTGGAGCAAACGCAGTAAACCCAACAGGCGTCGCAGGTGGTATTCTAGCACCAGAACAAGCACGTCGCTTCATCGACTATGTGTGGGATGCAACAGTTCTCGCTAAAGATGGTCGTAGAGTTACAATGCGTGCCAATACAATGGAGATCGAAAAGGTCAACGTTGGAGAGCGTGTTATCCGTGCAGCCGCACAAGGCGCACCAGATTACACAAACATTGGTGCAACATTCTCAAAGGTTGAATTAACTACCAAAAAGATTCGTCTTGATTGGGAAGTATCAACTGAAGCACTAGAAGACAATATTGAAGGTGGAGCACTTGAAGATCATTTAGTTCGCTTAATGACCAATGCATTCGCTAACGATATTGAAGACCTTGCTATTAATGGTCTAGGAACAGGCGCAGATGCCTTCCTTTCCATCATGCCTGGCTTTGTTAAGCAAACTCGTTTGACAGCAGGAAATGCTGCTCACGAATATGCTGCAACAGTTGCAGATAACAACTACACAACAACAGTAATGCAAGGCTTGCTATTAGCAATGCCTCGTAAGTACCGTGCACTTAAGAGCAATCTTAAGTTCTACGCAGGTACTGATGCTTTTGCTGGTATTGTTCGTAACAACGGTACACTAGCAGATGCTATCTCATCAGCGTTCGCTGATCGCACTGGTAGCACACAAGCAAACCGTCAAGATTACTTGGATGGTGCTGCACAGACATTTGGTAATGCACGTACAACTCGTGTACTAGGTGTAGATGTACTAGAAGTTCCTTACTACCCAGCAGGTTATGTTGATTTAACATTCCCTTCTAACCGTGTATGGGGCTTCCAGAGAGACATCACTGTAAACCGTGAATACAAGCCAAAGAAAGACACAATTGAATACACAGTATTCGTACGATTTGGTCTTGCTTGGGAAGAACTAGATGCAGTCGCTTATGTTGACTCAGATAGTGCTGATTCCTAAAATATAGTCATCACGTACTAGGGAGGACGGCATAAAACCCGTCCTCCTTATTGTCATTCTAATGGTATAATTACAAATGAACATGGGAGAAAAAATGAACTTAACAATGGATCAATTAAAAGATAAAACAGTTATGGCACTAAAAGCATATGCAAAGAAAAATAACATAGAATTATTTGAATCAAATACAAAACTTGAAATTTTAGAAATTTTGGCTAGTTGGATTCCGCCAGAACAAACAGAAGAAACTGCAGAAAAAGCAGGTAAAAATAAAGATTTAACAAACAAAGTAGCACTATATTCAGATAGAAATCTTCATATGGATGCTTTGGGAGCATTAAGCGTGGGGTATAACATAGTCTCAAAGGAGGCATCGGAAAAGTGGCTTACTCACAGGTTAGTACGAATAGCACAACCTGAAGAAGTAGCATCTTATTACGCTAAAGTATAATGTCAGTAGTCCTTCGTTTACCTCCGTATCCTTTAACTGTTAAATACACAGTTCCAGACGCTAATGCCAAATACGTTATAGTTGTTCAAGATGTCGCAGAGCAATCAGAAACTACTTCTTATAGAACATCAAATGCTAGCAAGCAAGTTACTTATACATTAGATGATGATTTTATTAAATACGATAAATCATATGCCCTGACAATTCATGAAGATTTAGAAGAAAGCGGAATGGTTGTAGGAGATCGTGGAGATATAGTTGTTGAAGATAACTTAGAAGTAAAACGTCCATACGTAGACCCTACAATTTTAGCATCAATAAATAATGAAACATCTGCAACAGAAATTGCTAAATATACAGGGTATGAAAAATTAGCAAGAGCAATTATTGATTCAATAACTGGTGGTTTTTATTATGAACGTGAATTTATTGAGATTGTTGGACAAGAGGTAGACTATATTCCACTTTGGAAAAGAGTACATAAAATATTAAGAGTATATGAAAACACAGAACTAGTTTATGACATATACAACGAAGATGGTCCAACTATAGGAGATTACACATACGTAATTACTAAAGATAAGACCGCACTCACAAAAGACCCAACAGCGTCAAGTGGTGCAATCAACA